GAGACGAACGAGGCGGTGGGCCTCGGACTCGTCGGGTTCACGGGCGTCGGCGAGGGCGCCGAGCACGCTGCGGGTCTCGGCGGCGAGGATGGGCCGGTTGGACCGGGCGAAGACGCGCTTGGCGTGCTTAAGTTGGGAGGCGAGGTAGGGGTTGATCACGCTGCCCTCGCCGGCATGAAGGAGCCGATCAGGGCGTCGGCGAACTGCATCGCGATGCGTTGGGAATTTTCCCAACGCTTGAGCTCATCGAGCGCTGTCTCGACAACGTCGTCGGTCAGCTCTTCGACCTCGGCGAAATACTCGCGGATAGCCTGTCGGCGATCGTCATCGTTCATCTCGTCGCCGAGGATGCACGGTGGGTGATCTGGGCCGAGGCGTTCGTTGGTGATGTTTGCCGCCTCGAGGGCGATCATCATCCAGTGGAGATCATCCATGGATACGTACTCCGGTAAGGGGATCGAAGTTGTTGGTGTTGCGCCAACGGCAGACGCGCTCGCGCTTGACGCCCAGGATGCGGGCGACTTCGGCGTCGGTCTGGGGCGTGCTCTGGAGCCACAGCTGGGCGTACAGAGGGATGGCGCCGCGGTAGTCGTGAGGAATGACCTTGAGCATCCGGAAACCGTCCTGTTCGGTGATTGAAGCAGCATTCTCTTCGGCCTTGGCGTGGTCCTCGGTGGTGACCGCCTCGATCATCCTGCGGAGGGCGGCCTTGCGGACGGAGCCCATGCGGGTGACCTTGATGATCCACTCGAAGGGGATGCCCGGGGTGAGGGCGAGGATCAGAACTTCGCGTTCATGTCCCTCCCAGCTCGGGCGTGCCTCGAAAACGAAGTTGCCGTGTTTCATAGGGCGAAGATGAACTCGCAGCGCTCGCCCATGTGGAGGATACGGACGGGGACGTTCATCTTCTCGACGACGTAGGCCTTCGCGTTGGGGATGAAGGACTCCGCGTAGACACGGAACGTGCGGCCGGCGCGGGTCTTGAAGACGACGTCCGCGCCGTCGGTGAAGACGGCGAGGATCTCGTCGATCGTGCGGGTCCAATCCATTATTGGTTTCGGAGCGCGAGGTTGATCAGCGGACGGTTGATCTTGAGGACCATGGCCTTGGAGCGGCCAAGGGTGCGGACAAGCGCCTCGGTGGTCAGGGTGGGATAGCGCGAGGCCTCCAGCACGTCGTACATCTTGTTGGTGTGGACGCTGAACTCATGTTCAAACGAGAGAGCCTGAGCGCGTGTCTTGGATTCTGCATCGGGCAGGCCAATGGCGTCCGCCAAACGGTGCAACTCCTGAGCTTTTCGTCCAGCCCGCAAGGCCTGATTGGCCTGCCAGTGTGCGATGTTCGCGACGTTGCTCAGGGGCAGGTCGCTGATCAGGGTCGTGTTGATCATGGCAAAGTTCTCCCGTGGCGGGGCGGAGCCCGCTTTGAAGTTGAAGTTCAGAAGAGGGACTGTCCGGTCCCCGTCGGTGACGCCTTGATATTCAGATCAGCCCACGGGCGTCATTCGTGGATGAAGAAGTGACTAGGTCACTTGGTTTTCGATCTCCTCGAGGCGCGCGGCCTCGTTGAGCCACCAATCGCGCTCGCGGATCAGGAAGGCGAAGGCGGGGTCGTGGACACCGCAGTCGCGGGCAAGGCGCTCCTCGTTGAGAGCCATGTCGAGGCATTCGGCGGCGGTCATTTCACGAGCCTCCAGACTGAGCTGATCACGAAGGCGTGGCCCGCGATGATCAGGGTGATGAAGGTGAGCCAACAGGCGTTGACGGCGCCGGGGTCTGCGTGCGGCGGCGGGTTGAAGTTCAGGCCAGCGAACACGCCGGTCCAGATGCAAACGCACCCAATCAGGGCGAGAGCGATGCGGGTCAGCATCACGCGAGCCTCAGATGGAGGGTGCCGGCAATCCGCCGGGTGCTGGTGACGATCGCGCGGGGTTCGACCTTGGTGCGGACCTCGACGATGCAGCGATTGGTGAAACGAATTTTAGTCATCGGACGTACTCCCACGAAAAAGCCCTCGCCGAGGGGTTCGGCGAGGGCGAGTTGCAACTATAGAGTGAAACTTGAAGTGACTAAGTCACTTGCGGGGGCCAACCAAAAGGCCAGTTGCTCCTTTGGCGTGGAATTCGAAGTGACTTAGTCACTAGTACCCTATATATAATTATTTTTTATATATTTATAGAAGCCGGATGAAGTAAATAAGGGGGTTATACGAATACTTTCGCTGTAACCTTGGGGTTACATGGTCTACTGTCGCCACCCAAAGCTGGCAAAATACACCAACAGTTGGCACCCCACACAAGTGACCTAGTCACTTCAATTTCCAGCCCAAAGAAGCAACTGGCCCTCGCCAACCCGCACAAGTGACCTAGTCACTTCAATTTCCAGCCCAAAGAAGCAACTGGCCCTCGCCAACCCGCACAAGTGACCTAGTCACTTCAAGTTTCAGCCCAAAGCAGCGAGTCGGTTCTGTGCGGCCTTCACAATGGCTTCCAGACGCTTGCGCTCGGCCGCCTTCGCGGCCTCGCTCGCAGCGTAGGCGAGCGCGCCCGCCTCCAGCCGCGCCGCAACGGCGTCGCGCTGGGCTTGGCGCAAGGCCAGCTGCTCCGATGTGAGCGGCTTGAGCTCGGTCAACCCCGGCGCGCGGACCACGGCGTCGTCGGGCTTCGCGATCGTCGGGACAATGGTTCGCGATCCACCCACCCGGGACAACGCGAGGGCAATGAAATCGCGGCGCCGCTTGCGCGGATCAGTGGACCGCTCGAACGCCGGTTTTGGGAAATTTCCCAAATCCACACCGCGTCGCGGATTGCGGTTCTGGCGCGCCTCCTTCTTGTTCGGGGCCGAAAACTCCGCGCGCTCGCGTTCGGAAACCCACGGATTGCCCATGCGCTCGAATTGCGCGGCGTTGCTGTCATAGCCTTGAACGTGGGCGCGAGGCATGGCGTCGATCTCCTGTCGAACGGGGCTCTTGTGAGGCGCGCGGTGGAGGGGGAAGGCCGCGCGCCTCGCAAGAGCCCCGTTTGGGAAATTTCCCAAACGGGGCTTTGTGGATCAGGCCGCGAGTGCCTCTTCCGCCTCCGCGGTTTCGGCATAACGCGCCTTGATTGTCTCCATCAGTGAGGCAATCGCGTCATCGGCCAGCAAAAGGTCATCGGCGGACGCCTCCGCAATGGCGAGCGCGGCGCGCTCAATGACAACGGCCAGCGAAGTCTTCGCCTCCGGCGCTTCCTCGCCTTCGCCGTCGCCTTCGCCTTCCGGCTTGGCGTTGTCCGCCGCCTCAACGGCCGCCTTGCTCGCTTCAGCGCGCAGCTTGGCAAGCTCCTTGCGTAGTGCGTTGAGAGACTTGGGCGCGTCCGGTGAAGCCGTCGCAAAGGCAATGGCAACAGGGCGGAAAGCCTCCGCAACAGCGCCAGTGTTGGACGCTTCGAAGACGTCAATGACGCCCTCCGCCACCTTGCGGATAGCGTCACCGCCCTTCACATTGCGAAGACTGGAAAGCGTTGTTCCCGCCTTCCCGTTGGCCATTTTGGGCTTCAGGATAGCGCATAGTGTCGCCGTCATGTCGCCAACCGTCATGCGTCCGGAGAAGAGACCGCAAAGGCCTTCTCGGCTCCAGTCGGTTGCCTTGTTTTCGAAAGAAACTCCCTTCTGACGCAAGTCTTCCGTCGTTTCGCCATAGTGCGCGATATCGAATGCAATGGCAGTCATGTCACAATCTCCTGAAATATGGGAAATTTCCCAAGCATGGGCAGCGCGCACGCCTTGCGCCCCCGCCAGTGGCGAGGGCACAAAGAGAGCCGTGGCTCCCGAGAGGGGCGTTTGCCTGTCCATGTGCTCACCATAGACGGGCCTACCAGGTAGAATACCAATACTTGTATAGTATTAGTAACACACTGACATCGTTATACATGGTGCCAGAAAGATGAACGTTTCCAAGCACTTAGGCGAGGAAGGGTGCCACGTTCTTGTTGTGGGGAAACGTCACACTAAGACGGATCATCCCCAAATTGTCCGGGGGTAATTTTCGCTTTTTCCTAAGTCACAAGTCCCGTATTTGTGTACGATTACCTGCAAATCTGAGCCAAATTAGGCCCAAAACCGCGCCCATTGTCGTTAATTTCGTCGAGTTTCGCGACAAATTCGCGCCTGGACAGCTCGATCGCACCCATACCCACAGCAATTCCGCGAGTTCTGACTGAAAGCTGCACCACGACCCCGGTCGCTTCGATGCCGAGCCTTTCGGTCGCATCGAGCAGCTCAACGGGGGAGTCGGCAGTCATTTGAGCCAGGGCGTGAGGCCCGACGTAGACGCTCAAGGCTTCACCCCCGCCGGAACCACGACTTTGAGCCCCTTCACCCTGTCACGGGTGACTTTCATCTCGTCGGAGTACTCGACCACCTTGTAACCGAGCCCCTCGAGCATCGCTTTGAAGCGCTCGAAGGTGACGCCGTAACCTTTGCTGACGTCCTTCATGTAGAAGATGTACTGGTCGAACACCGTGCGGCAGTCGGCGGTGCTCTCGGCGTCGGGCCTCACTCGCTCGCAGCTCTGCAGGAAAGCGGCGACGGAATTATTCGACCGTAAAACTAGGTTTTCCAACCGACGGTGTGAGGCGGGGAGGGTGTACTCGCGCTGCTGCAGCAGCCGCGGCAACGCCTCGACCACCCAGGCCGCGATCGCCTCGCGCTCCTCGGCAATCACGATCTTGGAGAAGTCGAGGATCCGCTCGCTCTCGGCGATCTTGCGGGTGAACTCGAAGATGATCCAACGCCTGATGAACCCGTCCGACGTATCCCTCGACCGCGGCAAGTGGTTCGAGGCGAACCAGTGCGCGCACATCGGCGCGAACGTGAACCCGTCCTTGCCTTTGTACTCGGTGTCCTGCGGCTCGCCGCAGACGACGCCCTTGAAGCGCTCGCCGGAGATCATCGAATCCTCGGGGAGCTCGCCGCAGACGTTCAGCACCTTGCCGACCATCGAGGTCAGCGAGAACCGCTCGCCCCACTTGTGCGGCGGCAGCGCGCAAACTGCGTTGTCGGGCATCATCGCCCCGAGGATATCGAGCAGCTGGGATTTGCCGGTGCCACCTTGGCCGTACAGAAGTATGGCGCGCTGGTACCGCGGGCCGATGCCGAACATCGTCGCGGCCATGACCTCCTGAAGCGCCTTCACCTTGTCGTCGAAGTCCGGATCGTCGCCCCACGCGCGCTCGAGCATCTCGAGAAACCGGTGGCACTCGTGCCGGCGGGCCGGGACGTAGTTGAACGGCATCGTGAAGGTCTTGCCGAAGGTCGGCGAGTGCTCGTGCAGCGCCAGGTTCATGTCGAGAAACCCGTTGGCGAAGTTGATCCCGAGCTCAGGGTTTTCCTCAAGCGGCGCGTCGACCAGCATTCCGATCGTCTTCACGATCGCAGCGTAGTCGGAGTGCCGCTTCGACAGCACGTTGCCCTTCACGCGCTCGGCAATGTGCCGGTAGATCACCGCGTCGGTGAGCTGAGCGAAGCACGAACCGCTCCACTGCCAGAAGCTGCCGTGAGCGTGGCGAAGCTCACCACCGCGACCCATGTCCTCGATCACCTGGCGCGCGATGCCTTCGTGATCTTCGGCCATCTCGACCTCACCGCCGGTGGCGCGCGCTTCCTTGAACATCTTCTTGATCGCGGCGCGCGCCATCTTCGCGCCCTTGCCGAGGCAGCTCTCGATCGTTGGGATCAGGGTGTCGAACTCGAACTCGTCGAACTGCTCGTCCGCGGCGACCTTGTCGACGACCTCGCGGACCTTCTGCAGCGCCCAGCGGTCGTCGTCCTGTTTCGCACTCACTTGCTCGATCAGCCATTCGCGGGCCCGAACGAAGTCCCAGCGTTCGGCCTTGTTCTTCTCGGCGATCGTCGCAATCGTCGGGTGAGCGCGCAGCTCGTCAGTCAGGTTCGCGTCCCATCCCTCGGGCAGGGTGCGGCCACCCTCGATGTCGCGAAGGAGGAATTCGAGCAGCTTGGCGATGCCCTTTTGCGGATCCATGTCGTCGCCCGCGACGCGCGCGGTGAAGTTCTCGACCCAATGGTGCATGTGCTGCATCGCTTCGACGAGCGAGAACCTGGTCTGCTTGTCGAGCCCGAAGACCACGCGCGCGAGGTAGCCGGCGTGACGGACGAGCTGGATGTCGCGCTCACCGGAGGGGACGACGTCCAGAGGCTTGGAGCGCCCTTCGTGCGAGAGCGTCACGCCCTTGACGCCGAGCGCCGCGCGCAGGCGGTCCTCGATATCGACCCCGAGCGCCGGGATCTGGTCCATCACCTCCCATAGGTTCGTCGTCGCCGTGTAGGCTTCGCCCGTATCAGGATGAATACTGGGTGGGAGGACCAACTGGTTGCCGAGCCCGAGGAACTCGCAGATCATCCCCTCGTCGGATCGGATCTTGAAGTTCTTCTGGCCCTGCCATTTGAAGACCAGTGCACAGCCCTTCTTGCCGACGCGGCGCCAAGGGGTAGCCGGCAGGCAATCCTCAATCGCCTTGACCAGCGCTTCATCGGTGGTGTCGATGTCGATCGCGCAGAGCTTGCTGGCCGGGCCAAATGGCAGACCGATGTTCGAGCGGGGATAAGTGGTCAGCCAGTGCTCGCGAACCGCGGCGGACGGCATATTGCTGCCGTACTGGGTCCACTCCGAAAGGATCGGTGCCTTGCTCCTCACCTTGAGAGGCATGGCGGGGATCCCCGCCTCCCAGTAGAAGGGGGCGAAGTCGGCGAAAACGCGGTCTGTCATATTAGCTCCGGTAAGGCTCGAGGCGCTTCAGAAATTCGTCGCGCATGTCTTCGGGGATGAGGTCGTCGAGGATGCCGACGACGGTGTTCTGGAATTCCAGCACCTTGCGCGAACTGGTGAAGCGCTCGCGGATCGAGACCAGCTTCTCCATCAGCGAGGCCCTCGTCTTGAGGATCGTCAGCTTGGTCTGGGTGTCGAGATCCTTGAGCGCACCGTCATCCTTCTTCGCCATCTGGCGAAGCTCGGTCAGCATTTCCTTGGCTTCGTTTTCGAGCTCGGCGGCGTCGTCTTCGGACAGCTCTTTCTTGTTCGTCGGCCGGCCGACCTTGCCGCGCTCCGGCTTCTCGACGATCACCTCCTTGATGACCTCGATCTCGACCGGCTTGAACAGCTTCTCGAGGATGGAAACGGTGTCGTTGTCGTAGGGACAATCTGACGCCCGCAAAAAGCCTGGCTTGGCGTCGCACGCGGCTTTCAGATCGACGATGCCTTGCAGCACGCCGAGACGCAGGGTGGGGTAATTGCTCATTCCGACCCTAAGACCGGGTCGGCGATTTCAATTCCAGCCAACTTTCTGATGTGACTCAGTCACTTGGTTGTCCACCAAGTCACATTTCACCCTTGTTGCCGGATGCAAAACCCCGGTTAACCCTCACCGATGTTCGAGGACCTCTACCAGACCGTCAGGCAACGCTACGGCGCTGGATCCTCGACCCAGCCGATGAGCGAGTGGATCTGCAACAACACGACGATCCGTCGTGCGGTGCCGTTCTCGTTCCAGAGCTACGAATTTCAGCGCGCGATCATCGACGACATGCACCCCGACATGTCGGTGATCAAATGCTCCCAGGTGGGCCTCACCGAGGTTCAGCTCCGCAAATATCTTGGGATCCTCACTCGCAACGACGCCGTGTCGGGCATCTTCTCGCTGCCGAACGAGGACATGTTCAAGCGCGTCTACAAGACCCGCCTCAAACCGATCCTCGATCGCGACGACGTCTTCAATCCGCCGTCCGACATCAAGCCGATCCGTTCCACCGGCCTGATCCAGATCCGCGAGAGCTTCGGCTACATCACCGGGTGCGGCGAAGACGACGCGACCTCGATCCCCGCCGACTTCCTCATGCACGACGAGCTCGATCTCTCCCCCGAGGACATGATCGGTCTGTACCAGTCGCGTCTGCAGAACTCGTCGATGCGGATCACGCAGAAGTTCTCGACCCCGACCTTCAAGGGCTACGGGATCGATCGGGACTACAAGCTCACTGACCAGCGCGAGTACGAGATCCGCTGTGAGGCCTGCAACCATTGGCAGGTGCCGCTCTTCACCCGGAAGTTCGTCCACTGCCCCGAGTTCGAGCAGCTCGACCTCGAGAAGTTCACCGACCTCACCGCAGAGATCATCGCGACGATGGATCTCTCCGAAACCTATGTGAAGTGCGAGCGCTGTCACCGGGCGCTCGACCTGGCAAACGCCAGCACCCGCGAATGGGTCGCCCGACATCCGAGCCGCACGGCCTTCCGTGGCTACTACGTCCGACCGTTCTCCGCCGGCCGGCTGTCACCGGACTATGTCTTCACCCAGCTCGCCAAGTACCTGAAATCGGGGTTCATCCGCGGCTTCTACAACACGGTGCTCGGCGAACCTCACAACTCAGCCGACAGCCAGGTCCAGCGGGAAGACATCGAAGCCTGCATGGCGCGCGGGTCCGCCGAGATCCCCAACATCTCGCACGACATACCCGTCTTCCTGGGCGTCGACGTTGGCTTCCAGTGCTACCTCACCCTCTCGTACGACAACGAGAACGGCGAGCCCGTCTGGATCCTCTTCGAGCAGGTACCGGTTTCGCGCCTCGAGGCGCGGATCGCCGAGCTTCGCAAGGTCTACAACATCGCCTCTGCCGGGATCGACCGGTTCCCGTTCACTCCGACCGCTGACGCGCTCCGCGACTTCACGACGGGGCTGGTCATGCCAATCCAGTGGCGCGGCACCGCGGCGCTGTCGCCGCACAAGGACGAGCTCGGAGTCCTCACCCACTACTCGGGCAACCAGACGCTGATCTTCGATCGGATGCTCGCGACCATCTCTCAAAGGAAGATGGTGATCGGTGGTTACACGCATTTGAGGGAGACGCTCATCACACACCTCTGCGACATGGTGCGCGATGAGAGCCCTGACGCAAACGCCGAAGCGACGTGGAAGAAGACGAGCGGCAACGACCACTTCTTCCACTCGATGGCTTTCAATCTGTTGAGCCGGAGGATCTGCGAGCACATGTACCAGACCCAGAGCGGGGTTATCGCAACCTCCAGCATGGTCGATGGCGCCGATACCGGTGACCAGGCGAAGACCCATCTCCTGGGCAGCGCTGCGCGCGCGTCGAGGCTCGGCTGATGGCGTCCCTCAATCCCGTCAAACTCATTCTCCCCAAGGGGAAGCTCAAGGGCGGCAAGAGCTACACGCCGACCTTCAAGGGCAACAATCCGCTGCTGACGGCACCGCAGTACCGTGACCACCTCAATCAGCTGTACGACAGCCGACTGACGTCGGACTCTCGCGACCTGCTCAACGCCGCGGTCAATCACGATCCCGACGTCTCTGCTGCGGTTCACGCCTACCTGACGATCGCCTCGAGTGCGGATCTGGTGGTCTGGGCTTTCGACGCGAACGCGCAGCTCGACGCCCAAGGCATCCAGCTCGGGCGTCAAATCCTTGAGCAGCTCACGGTTGTCTCGGACTACAGCGTCGGCTTCTCGAATAAGCCGTTGCTGTCGGGGCTGGCCCAAGACCTGCGTTACTACATGCTGCTCCGCGGCATGAACGCGGCCGAGCTCGTCTTCGACAAACAGATGGTGCCCTCCGAGCTTCGTCTCGTCGACCCGGTCAGCCTGGTCTGGAACGAGAAGCAGCCGGGTGTGTACTCACCCGTGCAGAAGCCGAAAGGCGCCCAGGTCCAGATAGACCTCAACATCCCGAGCTTCTTCGTCAGCCGGTTCCATCAGAACCCGACCGACGTCTACACCTTCTCGCCCTTCGTGGCGGCGATCAACACGATCGCCGCACGCCAGGAGGTGATCAACGAACTCTACCGCATCATGCGCGTGGTCGGTTACCCGCGCCTCGACTTCGAGGTGATGGAGGAGGTGCTGATCCAGAACGCACCGGTCACCATTCGCCAGAACCCGCAGGAGATGCGGAAGTTCGTCGAGGACGAGATTAACAAGATTAAGACGTCGCTCAACCAGATCAGGTCGGACCAGGCTTTGGTTCACTCGAGCGCGGTCACGGCGAAAGTCATTAACGACAAGAACCCCGGCGCGGGTCTGCAGATCCAAGGTGTCATCGACGTGCTCGATGCCCAGAACCAGGCCGCGCTGAAAGTCATGCCGGCAGTCGTCGGCAAAGCCGACGGCGGGCAGGTGGCGGGGACCGAGGCGCGGCTCTTCGCGCTCGGCGCCGACAGTCTCAATCGTTCGATCTGCGGTGTGCTCACGCAAGCGTTGACGCTCGCGGCTCGCATGGCCGGTTATCAGGGCCGCGTCGAGGCGCGGTTCAATCCGGTCGAGCTCCGACCGGTCCTCGAGCTCGAGCCGCAGAAGGTCATGAAGTCGGCCCGCCTGAAACAGGATCTGTCAGCCGGGCTCATCACCGACCTCGAATATCACATGGAGATGTACGGTCGGCCGCCACCCGTCGGCACACCGGAACTTTCCGGCACGAACTTTCTCGCCCCCAACGCTGGAGCCGCGAACGTCGATGTCACGAGTGTCTCGCCGAACCAGGACAGCCATGGCCGGTCGCTCGCACCCGAAGGCGGGAAATCAGCGAAGTCGAACGCCTCGAAGCCTGGATCAGGAACCAAGCTCCACTTTGAGGTCGACGTATGATCAGCATGCCATCACCGATCACCGAGGAAGGGGACATCGTCTTCCATGCGAAGGAGGGGCTTCGGATCCCGATCTTCTTCCAGCAGGAGGATGGTTCGCCCCGGGATATGACCGGCGCGACGGTGAAGCTCTATGTCCAGGACGGAGCCACGATTACGCTGATCGCGGGCGCCACGACGGATGAGCTAGTCCTCGAGATCCCTGTTGGCTTCTACAACACCCTAGTCGGCAAGAAGGCCGATTTCGCCCTTATCGATGAGACGGCTGACCCCGCCAATAACCTGTGGAGCGGCATATTGCTCGTGACCGGCTTTGCATGATCACGATCACAGCCAAGAGCATCGAGCGAATTGTTCTGAGGGATGGCGCCACCGCCGTGGTGCAGCTCGCTCCACGTAGCGCGCAGCTTCGCGTTGTTCAAAGTGCAAGCCCGGTTCCTGTGGAACCGGGGCAGATACCCGATCCCGGCGATCTGGTGCTGCTCTTCGAGACCAATCTCGTCTTATGAGGACACGCTCGCTTGACCACGCTTCAGGAACGTCTGCAGGATTTTACCGTGCGCGTGGCGGGCGAGTTCAATTCCGTGCGCGCCGAGCGCGGTTTCACCTGGACTGCGCCGTCAGCTCAGCTGGTGTGGATGATTCCGCACAATCTTGGTCGCTATCCGGTCGTCTCGATCCGTGACTCGGTTGGCGACGTGATCGTCGCCGACGTCCAACACCTCGACGAGAACGTCCTCACCATCACCTTCAGTCAGCCCACGCTGGGCTCCGCTGACCTCTCGTAGGAGCCCTGACCGATGAAGATCTACAACGCTCAAGACTTCCAGAAGAACGCGGCGAAGAGCATCGTTATCGATCCGCTCTCGGCGGATCCGAGCTCGCCCGCCGTCGGTCAAACCTATTTCAACACTGCCACCAATCAGCTGCTCACCTACAACGGCACCTCGTTCGCGAACAAGGCGACGGATTCTGCGCTGCTGAACGGCCAGAACGCGGCTTTTTATCTGGCGCGCGCCAACCACACTGGAACCCAGCTGGCAGCGACGATCAGCGATCTTGCGACGACCGTTCAGGGCTATCGCCTCGATCAGTTCGCGGCTCCGAACGTCGATCTGTCGATGGCCTCGCACAAGATCATCAACGTCACGGATCCGACGAACCCACAGGACGCAGCGACCAAGAATTATGTCGACGCGCAGGTGCAGAACGCCGCCGCTGGCATCGACAGCAAGCCTTCCGTCCGCGCGATCGCGGTCGCCAACGTCGCGCTGACGGGCACCCAGACGATCGACAGTGTCAGCCTTGTCGCGGGTGACCGAGTTCTTCTGACAGCGCAGACTACGGGCAGTCAGAACGGCGTCTATGTCGTAGCAGCCGGCGCCTGGTCGCGCGCAACGGATGCCGACGCAACTGGCGAGATCACACCTGGTGCAACCTGGTACGTCGAGGAAGGTGGCACCTATGGGGCCTCGACTTGGCGCTGCGCGAACACCGGCGCAATCACGCTCGGCACGACCAGCATCACAATCACCCAGTTCACGGGTGGCACGAGCTACACCAACGGCAACGGCCTGCTGCTCACCGGCAACAGCTTCTCGGTCAAGCCCTCGACGGGCATCAGTGTATCGGCGGCCGGCGTGGCGATCGACACCGCAGTCGTTGCGCGAAAGGTCGCGTTCACGGTCGGTAACGGAGCCGCGACGAGCATCGCACTCAATCACAATCTCAATACCCAGGACGTGGCCGTCTCCGTGCGCCTTGCCTCGACGAATGAAGCAATCCTGGTCGACTGGGTTGCGACCGACGTCAACAACGTCACCTTGACCTTCTCAAGCGCGCCGGCCTCGAACGCGATCAAAGCGCTGGTCGTCGGCTAATGAAGTTCTACAGCGGCGCTCTGACGAGGAGTTCAGACTCCTCGCAGGCGTTCAGCCCCACCTACGCCTCAATCACCTTCGTCATCGATGGGGGTGGTTCCGTCATTGCCGCCAACCAGACAGTGGATCTCCCGGATCTGCCCGGTGCCGCGACTATCGTTGGCTGGACGATCTCAACTGACACCAGTGCCACCTGCTCGGTCGATATTCTGCGCGGCACCTACGCCAATTTCCCCACCGTGGCCTCGATCGCCGGCACGGACAAGCCGAACACCAGCGCGGCGCAAAAGAACCAGGACACGACGCTCACCGGGTGGGGTAGTACCGTGCTTGCCCAGGGCGATTGTCTGCGCGCGAGCGTCTCCGCGAACGACAACGCCAAGCGGATCACTGTCACGCTACGTATCCAGTGGAGCTAAGGCATGGGCGTTACCCGCACGAGCGTCTCCACCACTCTCGCGGCGGGCACGGCGGGCATCACCGTCGCGTTCGGCACTGGCGCAACGGCTGGTGAAGCGGCCCTGTTACTCATCGAGACGGCGGGGCAAAATCTCCCATCCACCCCCACAGGGTTTACCCTCCTCGATAGCCTTTCAACTACAGGCACGCCTGGCGCAGCGGGCATCACCAAGGGCTTCGTCTATTACAAGGCCAGCATCAGTTCGACTGACATCAGCGGCGGCATCGCCGTTGGCGATAGCGGAGATCATACCGACGCTACACTGATCACCTTCAGCGGCTGCGACGCGACAACGCCGTTCATCACTAGCGGATTTACCGGCGCCAGCGTCGCGCAGACGAGCTTCACAACCAACTCGATCGCGCAGGCCAACCTTACCGCCAACGACCTCGTGCTGGCCTGCTTCTTCACGGACCGCGACAGCGCCACGGCTGCGACCAATTCGAGTCCGTCGTGGGGCGGACAGGCAGGAAGCAACGCCTTTATCTTCAACCAGTCGACCGCGAGCGGCGCTGGCGGCGGAATCATCGTCAATCAGCTGACGCCAAGCGGTGCGCCCACTGGAGGCGTATTCTTCTCAATGACGACCACCAGCTCGATCTGGGCAGGCGTCACGATTGGCGTGAAGGCAGCGGTGGCGGCAGCGCGAAAACAATATGGCTACGCTTTTTTGCTTGGTTGATCGCGGTTGCCTCGTCTTTCCTCGAAGCGTGCGCTCGACGACGTCACGACCTTCGCGTGAAGATCATCCCCGACATCGTCGACGACAATGGCGATATCCAGCTGCACGGCCGGCAGGGTGTCGTCATTTCGGTGAATTTCGTCGACGACAACGACCTCCCCCGAGACATGACCGGTGTGAGCGTCACGTTCGAGTGCGGCACGGGCATCAATAAGACGCTCGTTGCTGGAGCAACGACAGACGAGCTGCTGCTCGAGCTCACCAACGCCGACATCAAGGTCATCTACGCAGCCTCAAACAAGGACTTTGTCGTCCTCGACAATACGGCTCCTGAGCCGACGCCGCTCTGGGTAGGGACCGTCTACATCTACGGGTGGGTCGAATGAACCGGTATCGGGTCGTCCTCCGGCCTTCTTCGAAGGCGCTCAAGGTCATCAAAGGCGCCAGCTCAGCGCTGCAGGCTCTTGGGCTCAACAACAGCACCATCGCCGAGAACTCCGTGGCTGGTACGGTGGTGGGCTCGATCCTCAATAAATCGAGTGGCTCGACCCTATCTCTTTCGAACGACGCCGGTGGTCGCTTCACGATCTCGGGCGGCAACCTGGTCGCGGCCGCAACACCGACCAATTACGAAGCTGCGACAAGCCATTCAGTGACAATCGTAGAGACCCTGACCGGTGCGGTAGGGTCCCCCAGGTCGACGACGCTGACCGTGACCGTCGTCAACGTTTCCGAACAGCCAAATCTGGCCGCGCTCACCGGCTCCCTGAGCATCGCCGAAAACTCGGCCAATGGCTCGGTGGTGGGCACACCGACCGGGTACACAGCGGGTTCCACGAAGAGTCTTTCCGACGACGCTAGCGGTCGCTTCTCGATCAACGCATCGACCGGACAAATTACCGTCGCGAATGGCTCGCTGCTCAATTACGAGGCAGCTACCAGCCACAACATCACCATCGTTGAGACCTTGGCTGACAGCGCGAACTCGCCGCGCTCGACGACCCTCGCCGTGTCAGTCAGCAATGTCTTCGAACAGCCAAGCTTGGCTGCTCTTACCGGTTCGCTCAGCGTTCCTGAGAATTCCGCGAACACCACGATTGTTGGAACACCGACGGGGTATACCGCCGGCTCAACTAAGAGCCTGTCGGATAACGCGGCTGGGCGGTTCGCCATCAACGCATCGACCGGCCAGGTCACTGTCGCGGACGGATCTCTGCTCAATTACGAGGCCGCCACCAGTCACAATATTACCATCGTAGAGACCTTGGCCGACAGCGCCAATTCTCCGCGCTCGACGACGCTCGCGATCGCTGTCTCTAATCTGAACGACACGTCACCAAGCGCCTTCAGCTTCACCGATGTACCCAGTGCACCGCTTAGCACGCTCGAGACATCGAACACGATCACGATCGCTGGGCTTGGCGCCAGCGACAGCGCCACGGCCTCGATCAGCGGTGACGCCTCCAGCCAGTTGCAGAAGAACGGCGGCACTTGGGGCGCTGGGCCAGTTACAGTTGTGAACGGCGACACCTTGGCGGTTCGTCACACATCGTCCGCAAGCGCTTCAACAGCGGTTAATACGACCCTGACAGTCGGCGCCACGAGCGACACGTTCACTTCGACGACGGTGACCGGAGCGGTTCCGGTCAACACCGTCGCCCCGGCCATCTCCGGCGATGCCGTGGTCGGGCAAACGCTTTATGCCTCAACGGGCACGTGGACGAACGCTCCGACCGGCTACGCCTACCAATGGTACGCCGACGGCGGCAGCGGCTTCGTCGCCATCGGCGGGGCAACCAACGACGCCCTGCTGGTCAACGACAACGACGCCGGCAAGACGTTCAAGGTTGGCGTTGTGGCGACCAACGGCACCGGACCATCGGCCGAGACGCGCTCCGCAGCGACGGCGGCGACCGTCGCGATCGATCTTACGAACGCCATCACCGCGTTCACGCGGACGTCGGCCTCGGGCGTGACGCCGATGACCTGGAACATCACCTTCGGGGCCAAGGTCTATGCCGGTTACATGACACGCTGGGAGGTTTTCAGTTCCGGCTCGATCATGGACAACACCACGCGCGTCCAGGACGTTTACTACGAACTCACCAACGACGATCTGCAATCCGGGGCGAACCTAAGCTCCGGCCTCGCCGCCGCTGGCCTTACCGCCCCCACAGCCACTCAGTATCTGCGCCCCACGGTTTACACGAACAGCCCCAACGGCCTTGGCTACAGTTACGTTGGCCCCGCCATCAGCCCGACCGATGCTGTCGTTGCGATGACGTGGAGCGCCACCGACAAATTCGGCACGATCACACTGAGCAATGGCAACCTCACCGCAGTGGGCGTCGATGGCAGCGGCGTCATGGCGATCCGCACGAACCGTTCGTACCCATCGACCGGCAAGTTCTACGTCGAATACAAGATGAACAATGCCAATATGTACGCAGCGGTTGCCAACGCCACGGCAACGCTGTCGCAGGGCGGCAACCATGAGCTGTTCGGGGACGGCGCCGCGAACGCCAACATGGCGACTTATTGGAAGAACGGCTTCACTGACTACAACGGAAGTGCGAACTCAGGTTATGCCACCTACGTCACTGGCGATGGCGTGGACATGGCCGTCGATGTCGATGCCAAGAAGGTCTGGTGGCGCGTCGCCGCGGCCGATGGGGCCTCGGCTGGCTCCTGGCTCCCCGGAGCAAGCGCCAATCCCGCTACCGGGGTAGGCGGTCTCGACATCTCCGCGATGGGCTCTGCGGCTCTCTATCCAGCAGCACAGTTCGCCAACGGCGGCCAGTGCACCATGCGCTTCTCCGGTTTCACCCGCACCCCACCCGCAGGATTTGTCGCCCCATGATGAAGAAACTCCTTCTCGCGCTTGCGCTCATCGTCGGCGTCTCCGCGCCGGCATATGCCGTCGAGATCAATACTGACGTTGGCTGCGACAGCACCGGTTCGTGGATGCCGGATAGCGGGTGGGCAGTCACCGGATCCAAGTGCGTCGCCTCGAGCGCGACCCGCATGGCGATGCTCATGCAGATGAGCAGCCTCGTCAAAAAGCTGCATCGTTACAAGATCACCTTCGACGTTTCGGGCATCACCGGGACCGGCAAACTTCGTGCCTTCGCTGGCGTGAAGATGCCGTCATCGCCCACGGGAACATGGATCACCGCAGCTTCCGTTTCGGCAGTAGCGGACAATTTCACCACCTCGAATGGATTGCAGGCCGGCGGTATCCTTCGCAGCACCACCGGCCCCGGCGACGATCCCGAGCGCAACGGCTCGTGGCGTATCAGCTGCATCAGCGGCGGCTTCAAGCGCGTCGATCCGCTGGTTTATCCGGGCACCCAGTCGCCGCACCTTCACGAGCTCGTCGGCGCGACCAACATGGAGCCCAGCTGGACCTATAACGACTTCCGCACGAAGGCGCAGTCGAGCTGTAGCAACCCGTCCGATCCACAAAACACGATCAACCGCTCGGGCTATTGGTTTCCCGCAGTCCTTGACGGCAACGGCGATGCCGAGAAAACCGGCCCGCTGCTGGTCTACTACAAGGGACCGTCTGACCCCGCCCAACCTTCGAGCGTCTCCCTAACCGGCTCTATTTCCGGGACGACCCTGACCGTCACGGCAACCGGAGGCGTCACCAATCCGATCAGCCCCGATGGCGAGTTCATCACGGGCACGGGTATTACTGCCGGAACGCAAATCGTCTCGCAATTGACGGGCACGTCTGGAGGGATCGGAACATATCAGCTCAACAATTCCATGACGGTCGGATCGGAGACGATCACGCTGATTTCGCCCTATAAGGCGGCAGGAGAAACGCAGGGTACGGCCGCAAGCATGTGCGCCGAATTTTCTCCCACCGCTACCTGCCAGAACGTCCCACGCAGCCTTCGCTTCACGTTTGGCTACAAAGGCTCGTTCAACGCCACGTCCACCACTGACAACAACTGCGGCCCGGCCGATACCGTAAGCGTTGGCAACTCAACCACTGAGCGGTGCAGCATTCGCGGCATCAGCGGGGCGTGGCAGTGCGCTGGTGGCCCCAACGGCGAGGGCGGACAGCCAGCTGGCACGCAATATGGCAGCGCCTATTCGTCGCTCCAGGAGATCATGGACGCCCACGTTTGCGCTCTTGGCGGACGTGTCACGCGCTCGATCGGCATGCCGTCCTGCTGGGACGGAACGAACGTCGACTCGCCGAACCACCGTGACCACATCAGCTGGGGTAACAATATTGTTCATTGCCTGTCAGCCCACGCGGTCAAGCTGCCGCAGATTTCCCTGTTACTGTCCTACACGGTCGATCAGTCATTCCTCGACGGGAAGTGGAAACTGTCGTCCGATGAAATGGCAGCGTGCTACGATACCGGCGGCCAGGCGGGCTGCACCGAGCACGCCGATTATTGGGAAGCGTGGTCGGATAGCGTCCGCACCCGCTGGTTCGCCAATTGCAACATGGCGCACAACAGCTGCACCAACGATCTCGGCGACGGCTTCACGCAGAAGGTCCCCCACAACCAATGGGGACCGGACGCGCCGCAGATTTTCGGTCACAGCTACCAGATGGACCACGCGACGCCGCCGGAGAATTTCGGCATGTCGAAGGACATTACCGCCAACGGCTCATATACGGTCTATCTCACTGCGCCCGATGATGGCGTGTGGGGCTTCATGGGTCTGAAGAACTTCTCCGGATCGATCGACAATATTCATGTCACCGATCTCGGTGTAACCGCCAAGGGGCCGGTGACGGTGCACAATTAGGTTCTGTGAATGATCCCCGGCGAGATGAAGGCCACGTCGAACCGCCTCAGTTTCGCGCTTTCAGTTGAAAGCGTGTTCTCCCACTGGTCGTAGAAGCCGAACAAACGGTAGCCGAGCGGCTGAAGGAGTTCGCACAAGTCCCACAATTGGGTGTGATAAGAGAGATCCGGGTCAATGGCGGTTTCGAGCTTGAGAAGCGAAATCCTGCCTTCGCTGAGCATCCTGATCGCTCCCTCCAGAACCGGAATTTCATGACCCTCGACGTCGATCTTCATGAAGTCGATGCGGGTTATTCCAAGCTGGTCGCAGAGGCGGTCAACGGTATCGATCGCCACGGTATCCGTGACCTCTTCTCCGTTGCTGACGACGCGGGCCATTGTCGGGTGCTCGGGGTCGAAATGAAACGGGAGTGTGCCAGGTTCTGCGCCGATCCCGAGATTGTAGAACCTTACCTCTGGCTTGCCGGCGCAGTTCGATTGCATCCGGGAGAAGTTTCCGGGGTGCGGCTCGAAAGCGTGTACCGTGGCTTGCGGGAACTCGTCCGAGAACTCGATTGCGGTCAGTCCGATGTGGGCGCCGATGTCAAAGACGGTGCGAATATCGAGGTGGGGAAGCCGCAATCGAATGTCGCCAGCAAAATCATGACCGACACCGCCAACGCGGTTGCGCCTGAGATTGCGGACGGTTCGGCCGGCTGCGTGACGAAGGTTACTTACGGCTTGCACGGGCTAACCCTTCTGTTGATGCAGTGTTGAGCCGCGCGTAGTTAACGAAGGTTCACAATCAGAGCAAGAAAAGCTCGGTTTCAGATTGAGACACGGTCGCGGTGAACAGCGGTTGACGGCTCTTTCCTCGAAGAGCCCCTGAGTGGCCGCGTAGGCGCTCGGAATATGAAGCGCCTCCAGCTCACCCCCGAACTGCAGCAGCTGATCAAGGACCGTGTCGGTGAAGACACGAGCCTTGAGGGGATCGCCGTCTTCGAAGCGATCTCGCTGAACAACAAGCCACTCCCCGGCAAGAAGGGTACGATCTGGGAAGGCGCGGTTGCGACCCCGCTGACCCTCAAGCAGATCTCCGATTTCATCAACAAGGGAAACACGATCCCGTTGATGACCAACCACAACATGTCGAACATGCCCAACGGGCGCGTGGTCGACGCGGGCATCGATTACTCCGCGGACGGCTCGTTCGAGCTCCGCACGCTTTTCTATCTCGCGGCGTCCGAAGCGAAGCTCGCCGACGACATCGATCAAAGCGTGCTGGACGAGGTGTCGATCTCGTTCCTTCCGACATCCTACCTCTGTTCGGAGTGCGGCTGGGACTACCTCGGCGAGGGCGCGAACTTCGAGAACTTCTACACCCGCACCTGCGCGAACGATCATGAGATCGGAAAAGACGGCGTCCATGTGAACATGGTCGGCCTCGCCGATCTCATCGAGCTCAGCCTGGTGGCCCGCGGTGCAGCGGACAAACCTAAAATTGTGGGTCGCTCGGCGTCAAAGCTCGCGCCTGCATCCGCGCAGCGCCTCGCCGCCCGCGGTTTCGAAATCGACGGCCTGGTCTGCCAGGCATCACGAGGAGAAGACCAAGTGGATACGAACAAGCTTACGGCAGATCTCATCGACGCGAAGACCAAGGTCGGCGTGCTCGAAGCCGCCGCTGCGGGTCATGAGGTTGCACTCACCGCCGCGAATACGCGCGCCGAGGGACTCCAGACGCAGCTCACCGCCGCGAACGAGCAGATCGCGACGCTCACCTCCGAGCGGGACAATGCGGTCGCCGCGAACCGTACGGCCGACGCTGACGCCGCCACGACCTGGCTCACTGCCTCGCTGACCAAGCTGCTCACCGCAGCCGGCAAGTCGGTTGAGAACCTTCCGACGACCGTCGCGGATCTGACCGCGGCGATCGACGCCGAAACCAGGGGCCTCACGGCCATCATTCCCGCGGGTGGCGCTTCCGAAGGCGGCGCTGGCTCGGGTGCCACCGAGGCGAAGCCGGCCGCGAGCCTGTCCGCCTTCAAGACCAACCGTCGATAAGGGAGACCCTCGACAATGACTTATGACCCGCGGAAGGTAGTCTCGTACGGTTTCCCGCTCGACGACTTCATCTTCACCTACAACATCAGCGGCGCTGTCGCTCAGACCGATCTTGGCAAGGCCCTCACGCTCGACGCGACCGCCGACGCCACGATGAAGCTCGCCGGTGACGGCGATCCCATCGATGGTCGTCTTAACGCTTACGAGGACCGCTCGCAGCAAGGCGCCGGCAAGACCGGTTCGGTTGCGCGCAAATTCAAGGAGCTGCTGCCGATCAAGGCCGGGCTCACCGGGTTCAATGTCGTTGCCCGTGGAGACACGGTCGTCGGCGCTGGCAACGGTGAGGTTCGGGCCTCGAATAGCGGCGCCGCCAAGACGCCCGACCACAAGGTCAACATCGTGGTCGCCCTCGTCACCATCGCTGGCAGCAACTTCGCTGTCGTCGAGAGCCTGTAAGGAGCACCACCCAAAATGAACCCTCTTCTCCTTGAAATCGCACGGAACCGCAGGCCGGCCGATCAGGTGCTCGCCGGGCTTCTGAGCGACAACCCGTCTGAGTCCCTCAACGCTGGTCAGAAGCTGGTCGCGACTGCGAAGAACGCGGGGCTGTCGATGCGGGACTATTGTCGTCTCGCGATCGACCCGAACGTCGGTGCCTTTAAGGGCTCGGGTCTGAACGGCTATGAGGTGGCGCTCGCGCACCTTGGCCTTCCGTTCCGCGACGACCTCGATCAGGGCATCGTGCTGCAAGCCGCGGCCGAGACCTTCCAGTTCAAGCCGGGTACCCGCGCGTTCTTCCCGGAAGTCGTCGATGACGTCGTCCAGTGGAAGTATCGCCAGAGCTCGATTGAGAGCGTGAGCGGCATGCTGGCGAACAGCCGCGGCACCAACGGTGTCGAACTGATCACTCGCGTTGTCGACGACAAGGCCGAGGACTATCAGCAGACGGGCGTGATCGCGGAAGGCGCGCGCATTCCGATCCGTTCGCTGAAGACCGACAGCAAGTCGGTGACGTTCCACAAGTTCGGCGGTGGCTACGAGTTCACCTACGAATTCGAGCGTCGCATCAGCCTCGACATCGTCACGCCGTATGCAAACCGCATCGAGCGTGAGGTGCAGATCGGACAGGTCGGTATCGTCACCGATCTCCTGATCAACGGCGACGGCGTCAACGGTGCGGCAAGCGTGACGAACGCTTCCACTCTCGCTGCGTCGATCATCGGGAATGGCGCAATCGCCGCCGGCCGCATGAACTGGGAGATCTTCCTCAAGTGGTTGATCACCCGCGCTCAGGCGGGCGTGCCGGTCGACACGGTCCTCGGTAACTGGGACATGTTCTTCGAGTGGGAGCGCATGTTTGCGACGCCGCAGTACCAGGGCATGACCATGACTGACGTGCTCGCGAAGGCGGGCGTCCAAGTCGCGATCGAGAACCCGCGGTTCAACCAGAAGGTCAACTTCGAGGTGTCCTCGTCCGCCCCTGCGTCGAAGCTCGTTGGCTTCATCAAGGGCGAAACGGTCGAAGAGCTGAACGAGAACGGCTCGGACATCGAAGAGTCGGTCCGCTCGATCGAGAACCAGAAGGTTCGCTACGTCAAGACGAAGAATGCGGGTTACCGTTTGGTCTTCGCCGACACGCGCGACATTCTGAACCTCGACGCAGTCACTGCCGATCCCTGATCGGTTGAACTGACTTAGTCACTAGGAAGCCCCGGGGTTCACACGAACCTCGGGGCTTTTCTACTGGTGCACCCCGGTTGCGGCCCTCGATGTATGTGCCGAGCCAGTCCTGTGGATAGGAGATCCCATGAAAGAGATTACCGTCGAGACCACCGGCAACTTCATGCTGCTGGACCGCATTTCCGGCCGCGAGATTCTGCCCGGAGAGCATCCCACCGTCCCCCACACCGCTTTCATTCAAGAGCGCCTCGACAACGGCGATCTGCGGGAAATCGGTGCAGTTAACCTCGAAGAGGTTCCGATCGTAGACGAGACCGGCGAGACCGGCGAGACCGGCGAGACCGGCGAGACCGGCGAGACCGGCACGGAAACGATCACTGAAGGAGCGGTTGCGCCCCCGACGGCTCGCAACAGGCGCGGCGCCAAGTAATGCGCGCGGGGCAGGCGCTCACCCAACTGGTGGAGTTCACGGACGGGTTCCCGGACGGCAACATCACCTGGGAGCTGCTCAACGGCACCGGTTCGCAAGTCACGAACGGCACCGTCACGCCTGCCCCGTCCGCCGTTTCGTCGGTCATCGCTGTGGCTGCGGTCGACAATGGAATTATCGAGGCTGGAGCTTTGTCCGAGCCGCGGGAGCTGCATTGGAGCTACACCGTTGCCGGCCTGCTGAAGAGCGGCCGGCTTCGCTATCGGTTGGACGCCTTCCTTCCTCTCGGAGTTTCTGAGGGCGGCGTTCGCAACAAGCTTGGCCTCGAGACGCACGAGCTCGAAGACGAAGCGATCGACCTGGTCGGGGCGTACAGCCGGTTTCGTGATCAAGTCACCGCGGCAGCGCTCGATGCCGCAGCTGGATCAGCTGCTCTCAAGGCACGCGACGCCATCGAAGCCACAGCCGCAATTGGTCAGATCCCTGCGCTGCAAGTCAAGCTTGCTGCCAAGCAGAGCTCGGGCACCGATCAGTTCCAGCGCGAGAAGATCGATTGGAACATGATCCGCGGCCAGCTCGATCAGTACATTGCCGAAGGGATTGCCGCGGTGAACCCAGAGCTCGATCTGGCCGGCAGCTTCGGATCGCTGGTTCAGACCATCAATCGCGACGACCCGGTGACAGGAACCACCGCTTAAGCTAAACACCGGCTCCATGAGAGCATCCGTGTTGCTTATCGCGCTGGCCCTGGCCGCGTGCTCGAAGGCCCAAGCCGACGCGGACGATGCTTATACGAAGGCCGAAGCTCAGATCTATCTCCAGAAGATCCATGAGGGTGAAAGCCCTGAGCAGGCGAAGGCTGAGCTCAGTGCGGCGCGCGAGTTCGCGAACAAGATCGCCAACGACCCTGAGATTGCCCGGGACATGAAACGGCATGAGCTTGACCAGGCCGAGCTGCACAGTTCGGCCTGCAAGACCGACCCTGTGATGGAAGGCTGTTAGGTTCCGGTGCGCCGCAGCTCGACGCCAATTGAGCGGTAATTTCTGACCTGGGTCTGCACCATCGGCAGCACCTCCCAGTGAACTGACACGAGCTCGTTCGTGATGCTCCCGTCGTCAGGATCGCGGAGTGAAATCTTCTGCTTCTCTCCGAACCGGTCGTGGATCATGTCGATGATATCGGCTTCCTGAAACAGGTTGGCGTCGTCGACCGTCGATAGCGTGACGCCGAAGCGGATCAGCCACTGGCCGAGGTTCTCGTCGAACGAGAACCCGTTGGCGCCGACCAGCATCACGCGAGGCAGCTTGTCCTCGTCGTCTCGGTTCTCCCAGGCCCAGTAGAGCGCCTGGGGATCAACGGTGGACTGAATGTCCTTGACCAGGTCGTTCACCGCGCGGACGACGGATTTGTAGACCGTGCTGTAGAGCTTCGCCATGCAGCCGGCGTGAGAGAGCAGAGTCCCCATGTCCAGCTTTAGGATACGGTTCAGGTTCAACCATCTGAAGGGTGGCTCCACCACTTCGGAGTTGAGGCCGCGCGGCTTCGAAAATTTCGCCCGGGTGATCGTTGAAGATTTCGCTGTCTCTTACGGCGACAAAATGTTCGACCTGCTGAAGCGCACGGTCCAGGAACGGATGCAGGCAGATATCGAGCGTGAGCTCGATCACATGGCCCAGCTCTTCATGACGCACGTCATCGGCATCGCCGGCCGAAATCGAGGCCCAACGGGGACGCTGTCCACTGTTGCGCCGGAGTCCGACGCGATGAAAGGCATGCCGGGACTCAATGGTACCTTTGTCCGATCACTCACCGGCGACTGGCCGCGGCGCGAGCCATCCTACATGCAAGCCCGCAAGTGGGCAGGTGACGCATGGTTCCAGCGGACGGGCGCCGTGCTTGGCGGACTCCGCTCGCCAAAGGCGTGGACCGGCGCCTTCGGCGGCATCACTGTTTCGGTCAACAGGCACACTTCGCTGAACCGAAAAGATCTCGGAAGCACCAAATTGGTCGCGACGAATTACAGTCGCAATACGGACACGAAGATCGCGATCGCGACAATCCGCGTGCAAGCCATGACTCGGATCACCCCAGGAATGCTGCCGGCGCTCGGCGGGGGAGGACTTGGTGATTTCGGTTCGAACCCGCGGGGCTCAGGGCTTCTGGCGATGCTCGGCGAGCGCGCCGCGTGGCGCCTTGGCGGCAATCCGCAGACAGTGCCATTTCGGCCGACAATCCAGCCGTTCATCGGATATTTCCTGACACGAGCGATGCCGAACGCCGTGTTCAAGCGCATCGAGCAGGGCTTTCAGGGCAACCGCTGGAAGTGGCAGGAAGTCCACGGCGCGGGGCGCACGCGGTAAGTCACAGCGCGCTCTACACCGGCAACCGCGGTGCACCATAAGGCTCAAGCGTCAACGCAAGGAGCCACCGTGTCCAACCGAACCCACAGGAGTTTTACGCTTCGCGTCGAAATCCCATTCTACCTCGAGCTTGCTGAGAAGGCGCAAGCCGAGGGTATCCCTCTCAACCAGCTGGCCAATCGGCTCCTTCGCCTCGGGATGGACAAGCACATCTCGCTCGACAGCGCTCTTCGTGCGCTACTCCTGGACAAGATCGTCCAGGAAGATCCGGCGGTGCAAGCATGACCGCTGCGACAACCAACGGTCTCGAGCGCCCTCCGCTGACTTGTACGGTCAAGCTCGAGGATGAGTCCGAGTACACGATCAAGATGAGCTACGGTCTTCACCAGGATCTGCAGCGCATGGTCCCCGATCCAGGGGCCATCGTGGATACGATCGCCGCGGATCCGTACGCCCGTGATTACATTCTCCGGCGTTGCATGACGCCGGAGAAGAAGCTCATCAAAGACGAGTCCGAGCTCAAAGCTGCCGAAGATCTTGGTCTCGACGACCCCGATGAAATGAACAAGCTTCTCCAGTGGGCGACGGGGCACCTCCTGTATTTTTTCGGGATCTCGGCGGGCGGGCTGAAGCAGTTAGCCGAACTATTGGCCAGCAAGCTGGACCAGGCCCAACCCGCCCCCTCGACCTCTGGTTCGCAGAGCTAAGTTTCGAGGAAAGCATTTGTTGGGCGTTCGAGATCGACGAGGGCGATCTCGAAGAACTGTACTGGCGACTGAGTTTTTATGAGCTCGTCGGTCGAGTGAAGCTCAAGCTGGGTGAGCTCAATGCCCGCATGATGTGCCAGTTCACCGCCTTCGCGGAGGTGGTGAACGGTGTCTTCGGCGACAAGAAGAGCGGCGACGGTTCGCTTGTGAAGGGCGACTACACCGACTTGGCTGACGCGCCTTCGTTCGATGCCGCGATTGCAAACATCAATGCCGCACTGAACTTTGGTTGACGCCTTTTTGCTGTTGTCACTTTTCGTCCGGTCTTACCGAACAATTGGCTTTGGCTGCGAAAGGAGGTGATCCGGACATCTCCCCGTCAAAGGGGACTTGGCAGGCCGCCGCGAAAATCTGAGCGCGGTGGCCTGCTAAGTCACAGCCAATACGTGAAATGCTTGCCCCGCTCCGGTTGAGAGTGCTGGATGAGCGGCGGCACAGTCGAAACCGATGTCATTCTCGACGCAGACGGCCAGGCCGTCTTCAAGGCGTTCGATGAGGTCGCCCGCCGCGTCCAGCAGATCCAGGCCTCCGTAACCGCGATCCAGACGAAGGCTCGAGAAGCCGCGAATGGCTTCGGCGGCTCACTCCAGAAGACGCTCGGCGATTTCAACAAGACGATCTCGGCCCTCGAGCGCTTCGAAAAGAACGTCCAGAGCATCAACGCCAAGGTGTTCGCTGCCTCGCCGCAAGGCCAGATGGCGGTGCAGGCTCAGCAGATGCGCCAGCGCGCCCAGGAAGAGGAACGCACCTGGCAGCAGCTCGAGGCTCAGAAGACCCAGCTCTCCCAAAAGCGGATGTCCCAGGAGGCTCAGATGTGGGCCTCCTACGATCGTGATCGGACGGCCTCGGCGATCAAGCTCGAGCAGACGAAGGAGCGGCTCGCCACCCAACGCTGGGAGCGCGAGCGCGCACAAGCGATGCAGGCTGAGCGCGAACAAGCGCGCCTGACCGAGCAGAACAGGTTCAAGAACGGCCGCGAGACAATGCGCGGTGACGTCCAGAACGCGACGACACTCCGAGATCTTGAGAACCAGCGGCTCCTGGCGGTCAACCGCATCACCGAAGCCCGAGGCATGCTCGGCAAGATCGGCAACGAGGAAGATCGCCAGCTGCACCTGATCATCGCGCAGGAGCGCGAGCGGCTGAAGCTGGCCGAGAGCCGTATCGGGGCCGAGCAGCGCGCGAACAACAAGGTCGTAACCTCCGACGGCCGCATCAATGCCGCGCTCGATATTCGCAGCGGTCGCAACGAGGAGCGCGCTCTAGCCGCGCAGCTCGAGCTCAACGGCGCCAAGATCCGCCAGGCTGACCTCGAAGCGGCGATCGCGAGGCAGATCGAGAAGACCCGGGTACTCAGCGGCCAGGAGAAGGTCAGTGCCGAGCAGCAGCTCAAGGTCGACGAGGCCCGGCTGCAGATCATTAACCGGCGCGTGCGGGCGCTCGAAAGTGAGACCGCCCAGCAGGAGCGCGCGAACCGTCAGGCGCAGAAGCCCGCCAACGGAGGCGGGGGCGGCCTGTTCGGGAGTACCGGTGTCGGCGGCATCTTCGCGCGCACCGCGGCTTATGGCGCCGCGGCGGCGGCGATCTACGCCACGATCGGCGCGATCAAGGATGGCATCACCTATTCGATCGAGTTCGAGGATGCCATCGCCAAGCTCGGTGCGATCTCGGGCGCGACCGCGACGCAGCAGGCCGAGCTCGCGCAGACGATTGCCGATGTCGGCAAGCAGTCGCGCTTCTCGACCCTCGACCTCGCCCAGTCCGCAACAATCCTCGCCCAGGCGGGCTTCACCCAGGGCGAAATCGCGGACTCGCTCAAGAGCATCTCGCAGCTCGCCACCGCGTCGGGTACCTCGATCGCCGAAGCCACGGATGTGGTCACGGCAGCGATCGGTGCCTTCCAGTTGCAGGCCGGCGAAACCGCTCACATCAATGACGTGCTCGCTTCGGCGTTGAACCGCACGAAGCTCAACATCCAGCAGGTGGCGCTCGGCATCCAATATGCCGGTGCGACCGCACACGAGAACAAGATCAGCTTCGAGGAGCTGACAGCTGTCATGGCCACGATGGCCAATGCCGGCATTCGTTCAGGCTCGACCATCGGAACCGGCATCCGCCAATTCCTGGTCGACCTGCAGACGCCGACGAAAGCGCTCGCGGCGGAGCTCAAGAAGCTTCACCTGTCGATGGCCGACATCGACGTCGATCAGCTCGGCTTGCCCGAGGTGCTCAACCGATTGGCCGCCGCCGGCTTTGACAGCGCCGCGGCTTACAAGACGCTCGAGACGCGCGCCGCCGCGGCGTACCTGGTTCTCCGCAACAATCGTGAGGAGATCCAGCAGCAGATCATCGCTCAGAACCAGATCGGCCAGGCGGCGGAAGCGGCGGCCAAGGGTCAGGACTCGCTCGCCGCCGAATGGCAGCGGTTCAAGAACATCGTCAACGACACGACGAGCAATGCCATCAAGCCAGCCACCGACGCGCTCGAGAGCTACTTCAAGACGGTCAATGACAACCTGTCCGATGAAACGCTCACCAAGCTCGAGCGGGCGTATTCGGCGACGGGCTATTTCGACACCGAGAAGCAGGCTCAGATCCTGCAGCAGATGGAAGACTACCAGCGGATCAAGGACGATCTCGCTGACGCCGAAGACGCTCACGCTGAAGGGATTGAGCGGACAACGACCGCCTTCAATCAGGCGACAGAAGCTGTTGGCAAGCAGCGCACTGTCCTCGCGTCGCTCGACGACGCGACGGCTCGTGTTTACGTTCGGGGTAAGGAGCTCAGCTCCAATCAGATGGCGCTCCAGGCGGAAGTCGCCACACTCTCCACGCGCTTTCAGGGGCTTGCGTCGTACCTCGACAGCACGACGGTCAGCTATGACAACCTGACTGCGGCGCTTCGCAATTATCGGCTCGAGCAGCTGCGGACTCTCGGCAGCGCGCTTCAAACGCAGGCGGTCGCCGCACGCGCTCAGGGCGGACAGTTCATCGGTCAGGCGAACTCGATCACCCAGACGGGGCTCCAGAACGGAGCGTTCAATCGCCTGCCGAAGAACGTGCAGGGGCTCTACCAGTCAGTCATCGCCGACCCGGGCAATGATACGCTCCGCCGGCAGCTGTTCGACGCTGCCGCAAAACTCCCGGCCGAGCTTAAGCACTTCGTTGATGAGTTCTCAGTCTCGCTCGACAAGGGCGTGAATGCGCTGCGCGCGTCACAGCAGGCTCGTGGTCAGCTCGACATCGTAGGACAGCTGTCAACGAAGAAGGGCGCCGCGCTCCAGGCCGAAACATCGGCGCTGGCCGGCAAGCCTGATGCCCAGATCAAGGCGAAGATCGCACAGTATGAGAAGGCGAAGCAGGGCAAGACCGCCAGCGTGGCCGGTGCCTACGACGCGCTCATTCAGCAGCTTGAAGGCTTCATCGGAAGTGGGGCCCACCCGGAAGCACCGGAATCAAAAAAGAAGAACCATGGGGGGCTGGCCAACCGTCAAGAGCGCGCCGCTGACTCGCTGAGCCTGAAAGCATCGGCCGCCGAGCTGTCGAACGCAATCAAGGGGCTCCTGAACCCTGGGGGCAAAGTCTCAACCGGGCCAGAAGGCGAGCTCATCGTCGCGCAAAGTAGGACGCTGACGCCCGATCGCCTGCAGCAGAACATCGGGCGGGTCGACAAGGCTCTTGATCAGTGGATCGCCGACCGCACCGAGCAGGTCCGGGACCAGATCAAACAGCTGAAGCTCGATCCGAACTCTGGTCGCGGCAAGGACATGATCGACGACCTCAATCGCGAGATCAGTGCCAAGCGCGAAGAGACGCAGCGCCAGGTCGGTGAGCAGATCGCCAAGGCGCTGCAGGTCATGGTCGACGCTGTCGAGCGCGTCGCCAAGACCGCCGAAGAGGAAGCCGACCACCGCCTCAACATGGTGCAGTCGAGGCTGAGCTCGCTCGATCGCGAAGATCTCAAGAACAAAGTTCCCGATTACGTCCGAGCCAATCTCGAGCGCCAGGCCGCGCGCGCGAGGGATCAGCGCGACGCCGCCCAAATCGGTATCAACGATCAGCGTATCGCTGGCCTGACCGCAGCCTTCAACAACATCGCCGGGGTCTCGGACGCCGCGAAGCAGCACGACCTGCTCACGAACATCGATCCGGCACTGAAGTCACTCGAGGATCTGCACCTCAAGATCGTTGGCCTGACGAACGACAACGCCGAGCTCAAGGCGAGCTTCGGTGGTCTCGCCGAGCTGCCCACGAGCATGAGCCAGGCCTGGGCTGGCGCGGTCCAGAACTTCCGCGAAGCACACAACCTCACGGCCTCTTGGGCCGACATGATCAAAATGAACCTGGGCGGTGCGCTTGAAACCGTATCCGCGTCGATGGAAGAGTTCCTGGGGAACGTGATCAGCGGGACCATGTCCATGCGGGAAGCCTTCCGCAACATGGTCCAGTCGATCATCCAGTATCTGATCAAGCTCATTGCGAAGATGATCGTCGTGAAGATCCTCCAGGCGGCGTTGGGTATTGGTGGGCAATCAGGTGACTCCGTTATCGCGAATGCCCGGTCGGCAGAAGCCGCATCGGGCATCGATCTCAACGCCGGGATGCTCTACGGCGGCAAGGTCAAAGGAGCCTACCGCGGCGAGCACATTCGTGACGGCGTTCCCAATCGTGACAGCACTTATCGCAAGGTTGCGAACGGGGAGTGGATCGTTCGGAAGCCTGCAGTCGACAGCGTAGGCCCTGACTTCATGCGGGCGCTCAATGAGCGCGGCGCGCTGGCAATGCGCGATTTCGGTCCCAAGGTCGTGATGCCACCGCCGGCCATGCAGAACATGAACGTCTACGTCGTGGCCCCGGAGGACAAGCCCCAGATGGGGCCGAATGACGTCCTCGTGGTAGTCGCCAACGACATTTACCGCGGCGGTCCGACCAAGCAGCTAATCAAACAGGTGGCACAGGGTGGCTAACGATCTCTTCGACTTCTGTCCGGACTACATGGTGCCGGAAACTGAACCCCCGTCGGGGGATGGGAAAGGTGTGTCCTTCAACGGCTGGTACTTCTCATCCAAGCCGCGAGTGCCTTATCAGAAGAGCTTCGTCGTGCAGCTGCAGGGCATGTATTGGTACCTGAAGGGCACGGGCCTTTTCGATCAGAGCACCAACCCGCGTTACAACGCGCGTCGTCTCGAGCTCTTCTACGAGCAGCATGGCCTTTGGAAGCCGTTCGACTTCCGACATCCTCACCTTGGTCAACTGACAGTCCGCTTCAGGGAGCCGCTGAAAATCCCGAAGGCCATCCCGAGCTCCGGAGGGCTCATCGACGCTTTCGAGATGAAGCTCGTTCATCACAATCCGGGGTACTGAGCATGGCCAGTCTGACAAAACTTGGACGACGTTTCGAGGTGCCGCTCACCGTTATCGAGGGCGGTAGTGGCGTCATTCACGGTGTCATCTCGGAAGCGGACCAGAAGCAGATCCCGGTCTATGCCTTCGTCAATCCGCGACACGTTCTGCGTACGACCGCCAAGTCAGCGGTGCGCGCTGGTATGGTGATCCGCACGCCGGGAGGCTCGGTCTTTATTGTTGGAGACAACGGTCCCTCAGAACAGCCCGAGGGGACAATCTGGATGAGCTGGCGGCTCTTTGAAGCCACCCAGCAAGTCAAATGGCAGCGGCGCAAGAAGGTTACGGATGTCGTGACCCACCTCGAGAAAGATGAAGGCCTAGACGAGCTCGGCACGTTCTGGGCAGCGATTGAACCGCTTGACCGTGAAGTGGGCGACTTCCGCATGAGCGCGAGCTTTGAGCAGTCGCGCATCATTACCGGTAAGGTGATCCAGCATGACGATCTCATCGACGGTCGGAAAGTAACGCGCGCTGAACTTGCCCTCGGCGTGACGATCGGAGTCCTGACATAACGGTGGATTGCGGTGGCCGCGCTTTGCCGTGAGTTCGCGATGGGGCGCTCTCAAAGGGGTGATCGACAGTTTGCCCACCCCATGAGGAGCCCCTGCCATGTCGGCAAAGAAGAACGCTTTCATGCTCTCGAGCGCCACGCTGATGATGGCGAAGTTCGGAGACGTCCCCGTATTTGACCTGAACCCGGCCGACCACTCCGTGGGCCTGGCGAAGGAAATCGCTGTCGTGGTCGACAGCTCGAACCTCGACCTGACGGCCGGCATCGCCCAGGCGCTTGTCGACACCAAGAGGACGAATGTACAGTCGCAGATCACCGGTTCCGTTCAGGAATATTCGGCTGACAACCTGCTTCGCGCGCAAGGTTTTGGCACGGCTGCTCGTCAGCCGCTTCGTGGCAAGCTGAAGACGGCAGCGGCGGCAGCGGCGGTTTCGCTGACGCTCAACGATTATCCGATCCCGGGTGAAGCGCTCAGCACGCTCGGCTCGGCTGCTGCGGTCATCAAAGCGGGTGACACGCTCCTTATTCAGCATCCCACAATCGACGGCTATGTTTTTCCGTGCCGCGCCGCGGCGGATTCCACCTTTGCGGCCGGCGATCACACGGTGTCGATTGCGGGTTTCCCGATCCCAGCCGGAATGAGCTTCCCGGCCGGTGCGGTCGTCTGGGTCGTGACCGAGATGGAGGCCGGTTCGACGGACCAGGGCGACCTGTTCTCGGTCAAGATCGTCGGTACGCTCGCCAACTTCGGCCGCCCGGTCGTCTACGTTGCGCCCAAGGTCCAGGTCACGAAGGGTTTCAATCTGTCCTTCACCGAGACCCAGTACGGCGCGATGCCCTGGGAAATGCGTGGACTCCTGCTCACCGCCTCGGAAGCCGCCACTGGGCGCCTCGTCGAGATCGGTACCAAGGCCGCAGGCCGGCTCTACGCCGCCTAAGCCAGTTCCCGCAGACGGGCCTCTTCTCTGCGGTGAGTGGAAGGGCCGGGGCGAAAGCTCCGGCCCTTTTCATATGAAGTGACCCGGTCACTTCCGGGCCTAAGTCACAGCCCGTCCTGTTCCACCACGAACGGTGACCCATACACCGCGCCGTGTGACCTCGATCCCCGCTGAACATATCCAGGATGCCCACAAGCTTGAGGCCGATGCGGAGATCGACCTCTTCGAGCTCACGCCCAACGACGGCAGCGGCACGATCTACTTCAAGGGCGACAACAACGTCGACTGGCAGGGTCACACCTATGAGGGCCTGCCGATCGCCATGACCGGCTTCAAGAAGTCGACGGACGGCAGTTCTCTACTTCCAAAACTCACCATCGGTGACGGCACCGTCGACCTCTCGCCGTTCAAGCCATTGGTCTATGACGGCTATCTCGAAGGCGGGACTGTCAAACATATCGTCATCCTGCTCGACAACCTGCTGAACAATCGATTGATCAGGCAGGAGCGCTCCTATCGCGTGAAGCGCGTGCCGCAGTACAGCCGTCTCTCGATCGAGCTACAACTGGCCACGGCCTCAGACTCTCTCGGCTTCACTCTTCCGTACAGGGCCTATTTCCCTCCCGCATACCCTGCGGTGCAGCAGTGATCCTGCAGTACGAGCACCTCTGCGGGCGATCGTTCCTCCCGGGTGTCCGCGACTGCTTCGCGCATGGGCGGGAGTTCTTCTGGGACAATTTCCAGATCCCGATCACCAACTACGCCCGACCGCACGACTGGAGCGCGGACAGTGATGATCTGATCCGCAAGCTCCATGAGCGCGAAGGCTTCCAAATGGTTACCGACTGGAAGTTCAAAGATCTTCGGCCCGCCGACGTGCTCTGTCTCGCGATCGGTGAGAGCAACCCCAATCATTTCGCGATCTACGTGGGTGACAACATGATCACCCACCACCGGCTGGGTCGCTTCAGCTGTGCCGAACCGTACCGGGATTTCTGGCGCAACTCGACTGCTTTCATCCTTCGGCATCCGGACGTCCCCGACCTCCGGCCGAAGCTCCCCGACACCGATCTCAGGAGTCTGCTGCGTGACCGATATCGCGTCCAATCTGCTTGACTTCGTTGAGGCAGATGACCTGCGCTTTGGCGAGCCGGAGTGCTGCGGGATCATCACAGCCGACGGTGACGTCGTGCAGCTGCCCAATATCCATGCAGAACCCGAAAAGGGTTTTCATATCGACCCGAAGGCATTCTTCGAGCAGCTCGCCGCCGGGGCTGTCGCAACGTGGCACACCCACCCCGGGCGTGACCCCAACCTGTCCGAAGAGGACATGAACGGCTTTCGCGCCTGGCCGAGCCTCCAGCATCACATTGTCGGCATCCGCGACGGCAAGCCAACTGTCGCCACCTTCAAAGTCCTCGAGGACGACGTGGTGGTGAACGCATGAAGATCATTCTCCACGGAGTGCTCGCCGACCGGTTCGGACGCGAGTTCGAGATCCAAACCGACGTACCGGCCGATGCGATCGAAGGATTGTCACGTCAGCTCCCGGACTGGCCGCGTGAGCTTCGTATTGATGTCCTCGATTTCGACACCGAGGAGAAGCTGCGCGCGCCGACGGACGCCGTCGAGATCCACCTCGTGCCGAGCATGTATGGCGGCGGCGGTAAGTTTGGCCAGATCATCCTCGGCGCGGCACTGATCGGAGCAGCGTTCATCCCCGGGCTGGGCCAAATCGCTGGCGTAGCTGTCAGCTCGATCTTGTTCAGCGCCGGCGCCTCAATGGCGCTGATGGGGATCTCACAGCTCTTCATGAAGGCTCCGACGGTCGACAAGTCTTCCGACCCGCCAGCCTCCAAATATCTGGGAAATAACAAAAACACGACCACCATCGGGACGCTGATCACCATGGCCTGGGGCCGGATCAAGCTGGCCGGGCACTGGCTCTCCGTTCAGGTGGACTCGAACGATCTCGTGACGACGTCCTTCCCCGCAACCACAAGTTGAGGAATCTCTATGCCCCGCGGTGACAACGATAATGGCCCTGCGCCAAAGGTAGATCCTCGCCTGAAGGAATTCGCGACGCGAATCCAAGCCCAGTACATCGACGCCGTGAACGAGGTCGGTGTGATGGAGGCGGCGCGGCGTTTTGGCGTCAAGCATCAGGTTGTTCAGGGTGCGGTCAAGGCGGTGAAGAAGAAAGCCGCCGCTCAGGGCTTCGCCCCGGGCAACTGGGTGGCCGGGGTCGCCGCCGGCTATACGATGGGGAAGGTGACGGTCCATCGGAACGCCGACGGTTCGGTCATCCAGACATGGGAGCGGCAACATCCTGACGCGCTGTGGCTCGAGCAGGTCCGTGAGGCCGTCGACGGATTTGTCGAAGGTGTAGAGCCCGCCACCGTCGCTGAAGCGCCGCTCGACTTTCAGACTGACGTCATCCCGTGGATCCAGATCGGCGACGCTCACTTCGGAATGCTCGCTCACGCGGCGGAGACTGGCGTCAACTTCGACCTGAAGATCGCCGAAGCCGAGTTGTGCGGTGCAATCGGACTGCTGATCGACGAAGCTCCGGCATGCGAGCGCATGGTCATCAACGACCTTGGTGACTTCACCCACTACGAGAACTTCCGCGCGGAGACCGAGGCCAGCGGCCACAGGCTTGACGCTGACGGTCGGTTCCCGAAGATGATCAAGGTCTACAGCCGCGTCATGCGCTGGATCGTCGAGAAGGCGTTGGAGAAGGCCCAGCACGTCGACGTGATCGTCAACCAGGGCAACCACAGCCGCACCAACGACATCTGGATGGCTGAGCTTCTCCGGGTCGCATTCGGGCACACGGGGCGCGTCCACGTCCTCAACAACGACAACGTCTTCATCGCATACAGGATGGGCAACACGCTGGTGATGACCCACCACTCCGACAAGTGTCGGCCGCATCAGCTGGCGCACGTCATGACGACGGACTTCCGCCAGGACTACGGCGAGACCGAGTTCCACTACATCGACATCGGCCACGTCCACCACAAGATGGTCGTCAAGGAACACCCCGGCGTCAGCGTCGAGAGCTTCAACATCCTCGCAGCCCCCGACAAGTGGGCCCACGAGGGTGGATATCGCAGCCGCCGGATGATCACGATGGTTCTCCGCAGCCGCACATACGGTGAAGTCGGTCGGCGTGTGCTACCGATCCAGGAGGTCTGGGATCGGCTGTCGCTCAAATCCGCGCCACCACGCAGGGCGTTCGCCGCGTGAGCGACAGGCCTTGGTGCTACTTCGGCTGCGGTGACCAGGCCGGCCACTACATCTTCCCTGAAGGCCGGTCGGGAACTCATGGCTACGGTCGACCAATCTTGGAGAGGCTGTCCCTTTTTGACGGAAAGCTGGCGCCCTTCAATGATCGAACGCCCTACCGCGCCGTGTTCAGCCGGATCGGCTCCCTCGGTTACACTGCATTGTCGTGGTGGGATAACACTGTCGACAAACGCCCTGGATCGAACAGCACCATCTTTTGTCCGACCATTGTGATGACGCCCGTCCATCTGCTTGCTGAAGGACAGCGGCGGTTCCCGTGGGTATTCGCGCGCCTGCCAGAGCCTCTCAAGATCGTGGTGGTCACCTAAGTCACAGTCCATCCGTGAGTTCACCGCGGCGGTGAGGTCATAGCCTCACCGATGGAGCTGACGATCAGCGGTGCAGGACCGAGCGGGGGTGGGGGCAGTAAGTTCACCACGCGCCCTGACACGCTCCGGTCAAACGACACCTTCGAAGGTCTACTCGGACTCTGCGTCGGTCCTATCAAAGGGCCGACCAACGGCATGAAATCGATCAGGGTCAACCAGACCCCGATCGAGGACACGAGCGGCAATCAAAACTTCCAGGACTTCCAGGCGATATTCGCCGACGGTGACCCGCTCAAGTTTCCGCAAAAGGTCTCGCTTCGGCTGGGCGCAGCCGGAGCTCCCCTGAATATTGGTGTCCAGCTCCGAAACATCGGCGGGACAAACTCGGTCTGGGTCACGCGCACCGTCACCAACACGGGCGCTCAGAGCCTCGATCTGCGCTTCGACGTCAGCCAGCTCTACAGGCAGGACAAGAAGGGGATCTACGGCACGACCGCCAGCGTCGAGATCCAGATGAAGCCGGTGGGCACGACCACCTGGATCAATCCCTTTAACGCCAATGGCAATACGCTACCAGCTTGGAACCCCAACGGATATGATTTGGACGACGGGTTCGGCAGCACCGTCAAGCAAATCCTGACGCAAGCCACATACAACGCAATCAGCTCCGGAGCATACGGCTCCTACCTCACGATCAACGGCAAAACGACGAGTCCCTTTGTCAAGGAGCTCCGGATCAAGGTGCCGAACAGCGGCACCTACGCGAATGTCGGGTGGGACGTTCGGTGCCGCCTGGTCGAGAACGAGAGCCTCGACGCTGACCCCAATTTCGAGAAGCGGACGCTCAATTGGGAGTCGATCACCGCGGTCTATGATACCGCGCTCGGTGATCACGAGGATTGGCGGGGCCTCGCGTGGCTCCAGCTGTACGGCAAGGCCAGCGACAGTTTCAACGGCATCCCCGAGATGGATGGCGTTTACGACACGAAGATCGTGTCGGTGCCGCCGTCGACGGTCTTCAACCCCGACACGCGCGTCTACACTGGTGCGATCTGGGACGGTTCCTGGGCGAAATCGTACACCAATGACCCAGCATGGGTCATCAACGACGCGATCACCGACTCCCTTTCGGGCATCGCGCGGCTGGTCCCCGGCGCGCAGCTCAACAAGTGGGATGCCCTTGAGCTCTCAAAATACTGCTCGCAGCTGGTCTCGAACGGCGACGGCGGGCAGCATCCACGCTTCTCGCTCAACCTCGCTGTCAGCGAGGCTCAGCGTAGCGACGAGTTCATTCGGTACCTGGCCGGCGCGTGCGCCGCGACGGCTTGGGATGAAGGCGAGGGCGAGTGGCGCTGTGTAGTCGACAAGCCGCAGGCCCCGGCTGCGCTCTTCACCCACGAGAACATCGAAGGCGAGTTCAATTACAGCCACACGGACGTCGACACACGCTTTAACGACGTCACCGTCGTCTTCCTGAACGAGGAGTTCGATTACCGCGAGGACCGGGTCAAGATCGAGGATCCGGACCACATCGCGCTGTTCGGCCGTAAGCCGACCAAAGTCGTCGCGATCGGCTGCACCCATCGCCAGCAAGCGGTCCGCTGGGCAATTCTCAAGATGCGGACCAACGTCAACGAGTTCCGCAACGTCAGCTTCACCACCAATCGCCAAGGCAAGCTGCTCGAGCGGTTCAACTGGATCCTCATTGCGGACGGCTCGCTCAATCAGACGCTCGACGACACCAAGCGCACAACCGGTCGGATCGTTGAAAATAAGGGAAGCTCGATTGTTCTGCGAGACACGATCCGCATCGAGCTGGGCGTTAACTACACGATTGCGGTCACAACGCCGAACCCTGCCTACGACCCCGACAGCACGACGGCACCGAGCGATCCAACCTGGCAGCAGCCGACGGTCACAATCACTCGCACGGTCACCAACTCGGCGGGGCAGCGAGGTGATGTCCGCGAGATCTTCATCAACTCACCACTGCCGGCTGACGTCGCCGAGAACGCGAACATTGCGCTCTCCGCACTTGGTCTTCCCAGCGTGCCGAAGGTCTATCGTGTCATCGACGCCGACTACAACGACGACGGCGAGCGCGTCACGATCAACGCGATCGAAGTCGATACCGGAAAGTACGACGCGGCCGACCTCGGGGATTATGATTATCACATGCCCGGCTATGACGGCTCGGGCGGTGATGTACCCTCGCCGGTCGCACCAGCTGCTGGTGTTCTTCAGCTCAACACGGTTTCCGACGCTGTGGCGACGACACGGCTGCTCACCGCCAGCTGGCAACGCCCTGTGTTTGGTCACATCAAGGGCTATCGCATCGAGCGGCGTCTAAACGACAGCCCGTGGATCCAGCTCGGCTTCACGACGGACCTTAAGTTTGAGCTCGCGTCACCGGAGTCTGGGCACCACGAGTTCCGGGTCTACACGATCGACAATCACAATCGATTGTCGCTTCCGCTGTACGACGACATCGTTATCGACACCCTGCCGGAGTTTGCACCGGTCGGATTTCTTACCAACGAGAGTCACACCGTGGCCTCGGCAGCAGACGGAACCGGCTTCAGCTTGGCCGGGGCGGGCGGCCAGTTCATTCTCTACAGCCCTGCCGGTCAAATCAATACCGATGTCGTCTTCAGTGTCCAAGCTCAAAGCGGCGCGACGGCGACGATCGGCACCGACGGAACGTACGCAATCACGGCCCTGACGGCTGATACCGCCACTGTCACATTCCGCGCGGTCTGGTTCAGCTACGTGATTGATAAGGTCTATACGATCAGCAAGAGCAAGGGCGGCGCGAACGCCAAGCTGCTCTATGTCATCAGTGACCGTCAGACGCTTCTCTTTGATTCCGCGGGCAATCCGACGCCGGCCGTCCAGACGGTCACCTTCACCGCCCAGAAGCAGAACACGACCGCGGTCGTCACCTGGTCGGTGTACGACGCCAACGGGGCCATTCAGAGCGCAGCCGCCGGCCTGAGCGCCACGACTGGTGACACAGTCACAATGACGGTTGCCCAGTTCAATGCCGTTCGCAATGGAACCCTCGGTGTCATCGTCAAGGGCACACTGACGGATGGCGTCACCCTGTCCGACCAGATCAGCGTCGTCAGGGTCGGGCAGGGTGCCACGGGCGCCACGGGCCCGGCTGGACCGACGATCTCGCTGAATGCTGACGACGGCACCTTCGACTTCATTGACGGCATCCCCTTCAACACCTCGCAGGTGGTGACGCTCACCGCGACCAGACAGAACACCAGCGAGGCCCTCAATTGGACAACCTCACCGACCGTCACGCTCGGCGGTGCCGCAGGTGCAACGACGCGAACCCTTTCGCTTGCTGACTTCGGTTCGAACACGCGCGTCACCGTCACGGTAACCGGCGCGGTGAGCGGCGCGAGCTCGAGCGTCAACTTGGTGCGTGATGATCAAACCACGCCCAACGACAGCATCATCCCGGACAGCGCTTGGACCGGCACGGTTCAGGGCACGATCGACTCGGGAGGCACCCCGACCCCGGATCCTGGCGGGGAAATCTATGAACCGCCGGCCGGCGTGCCCTGGAGCCGCAACGGCCGATTTCGGGTGCAACGCGCATGACCTACTCGCTCTATCTTGCGTCGGGCGACGTTGGCACCTCGCACACGTTCACGTCCCCGACGTTCACCAACTTCACGCCTGGAGAGCCGCTCTGGCTAAGCTACCATATCAAGGCCACGCGGGTTACGGGAGCAGGCGTAGCGACCCTCCGCGCTGAGCTCCTTTGGTTTGATGCAGCCGGGGGATCGCTCACGTCCACTTATGCCGATGTGGCGATCGATGCCTCGATCCCCGAGACTCTGAAGCAGTTCAAGATGTTGCCTCCGACCGGTGCCAAGTCTGGCAATTGCCGGTTCACGGTTACGCCCGCTGCGTCACCCATGCAGCACAACCTCTGGCTGACGAAAGTCCGTCTCGGCAAGACCGAGCTCGCGGCCACGAATGGTGCTGTTTGGGGCTCGAACCTCTCAGGTATCCCGGCCAACCTGGCCGCGCTGACAGGGGTTGAGGGCATCCTCAACTCAGCGATCCTGAGTTCGATCGCCAGTGATAACATCCTCTCGGCCAGCGAGAAGATCAACGATCTGGTGTCCAAGGCCGCTGGGCTCGAGACGGCTTGGAATTCGATGGTGACGCGGGCCGATGCGCTGGGCGTGAGCCACGCCACGCTGGATTTCGTGCGAGCCAACTGGAAGTACCTGCTGAACAGTTATAACCCCAAATGGAATGACACCACTCAAGACACGTCGATCTATACGTCGGCGCTGCCTTCCGCTCGACAGGTATTCCCAGATGGCTGGACCGCGAGCGGCACGACGACCGCGGCTAACGGCGTCTACACCACCGTAACTGACAGCGATGGAACGCAGTTCAGGGATCTGTACGCTGACGGCAT